ATGGAAAGGGGGGAAGAGAAGACGGAGACAAAAAAGGCAGGATGCGCGGGGCGCGTGCGGCTGCTGCGCGAGGCGGAACGGCTGACGCGGGAGTATCGGAGAAGGCGGCAGGAGGACCGTCTGAAATACTATCGGCCGCATCCGCGGCAGGAGCTGTTTCACCGCTGTGAAAAGCGCAATAAGTGGCTGCTGGGCGGCAACCGCACGGGGAAGACCGAGGCCGGCGCGGCGGAATGCGCGTTTCTTGCACGGGGGAATCACCCGTATCTGCCGGTGAAGCGGCCCATGAACGGATGGGTGGTGAGCCTGTCCGGCGAGGTGCAGCGGGACGTGGCGCAAAGGAAGCTGCTCAGCTACCTCAATCCGGCGTGGATCCGGGGCGTGAGAATGCGCGAGGGGCGCGCGGACGACATGGAGAACGGCGTGATCGATACCATTCAGATCGAGAGCCTGCACGGCGGCGTATCGACGATCGGGTTCAAGACCTGCGCGCAGGGGCGGGAGAAATTCCAGGGCACCAGCCAGGACTTCATCTGGTTTGACGAGGAGCCGCCGGAGGACGTGTACCTCGAATGCGTGATGCGCACGATCGACTCGGGCGGCCGCATCTTCGGCACGATGACGCCGCTCAGGGGACTGACCTGGGTGCACGACCGGATCTACCTGAACGAATACGGCGATCCGGAGGTGTGGTGCCTGACGATGAGCTGGAAGGACAACCCGTATCTGCCGCGGGAGGAGCTGGAAAAGCTCGAGAGAACCCTGCCGAAGGACGAGCTGGAGGCGCGGCGCGACGGGCGGTTCGTGTCGGTGAACGGGCTGGTGTACGGCGAGTTTGACGAGCAGATCCACGTGATCGATCCGTTCGACGTGCCGGAGGACTGGCAGGACATGATTTCCATCGATCCGGGCCTGAGCAAGCCGCTGTCCTGCCACTGGTATGCGGTGGATCACGAGGAAAACGTGTACGTGGTGGCGGAGCATTACCGGGCGAATATGAACATTGCCGCGCACATGCGGGAGATCGAGCGCATCAGCCGGGCGCTTCACTGGAAGCGGGACGGCGACAACCGCCTGCGCGCCTTGATGGACGCCGCCGCCGATCAGCACGCGCTGCAGAGCGAGCGCAGCGTGGCCGAGCTGTTCCGCGAGCAGGGGCTGAACGTCAACACGCGCGTGAACAAGGCCAAATGGCCGGGCATCCAGCGGGTGAAGCAGTATCTCGAGCCGAGGGCGCACTGGGACGTGAAGCGCTGGCCGGACGGCAAACCGCGGCTCTTCATCTTTCGCACCTGCCCGATGATGATCCGGGAGATCAAGAAATACCGCTGGAAGGAAGACGAAGAGACGGAGACGCCTGTGAAGCGCGACGACCACGCCATGGATGAGCTGAGGTACTATCTGATGAGCCGGCCCGCGCCGCACGACGAGGAGCGCGCCGCGGACGAGTCGGTGGTGGTGAAGCACAAGAAGAGGCTGGCGAGGAGGAGAAATCGCAATTAGCGCAGAGACGGAGCCGGGAAAGGAGACGCGCGCCGACCGGCTCCCGGCTGCGCGCTGAGAGAAAGGAAGAGAGGCAATGAACGAAACAGAACGATTGCGGCTGAAGCCGGACGAAGCGCCCGCGCCGATGCCCCCACAGGCGCCGGAGCTGGAGGCGCTGGCGGCGGACATCGGGGAGGAATACCGGCGCAGGCGGCAGGAACGACGCCCGCTGGAGCTGAAATGGCGGCTCAACCAGCGGTTTCTCGCCGGGGATCAGTACTGCGACCTGGCGGCGGAGGCGGGGGAGCTCGTGGAGGAAGGCGCGGACCGGGCCGGGCGGGCCGTGTACAACATGATCGCGCCGATCGAGGAGACGAGGCTGTCGAAGCTCGGCCGCGCGCTGCCCGGGTTGACCGTGCGGCCGCAGACCGACGAGGCGGGCGACGTGACCGCCGCGCGCACGGCCACAAAGCTGCTCAGGACCGCGTTTGACACGCAGGACATGCCCCGGCTTCAGATGCAGGCCGCGCGCTGGGCGGAGCTGTGCGGCAGCGCGTTCTACAAGAGCGTGTGGGATCCGCACGCCGGAATGCCGCTGGGCATGACAGCGGACGGCGAGGTGGTGAGGGAAGGGGATGTCGCCACGGCGGTGGTGCCGGCGTATGAGATCTTCCCGGAATGCTGCTGGCGCGACGGCCTCGAAAGCCAGAACAGCCTGATTCACGCGCGGGTGTATACCACGCGGGAGATCAGGAACCGATGGGGCGCGACGCTGCCGGGCAGGACGCTGAGCGTCTACGGCGCGGAGACGGCGCTCTCCCGCGCGGAGGGGATGTTCGATCGGACGGAGACGCTGGACGAGGCCGAGCTGGTGCTGGAATGGTATCAGCGGCCGGACGTCGATTTTCCCGAGGGACGGCACGTGACCGTCGCGGGAGGCCGCGTGCTGCACATGGGGCCGCTGCCCTTCCGGAACGGCGAATGCGGCCAGCGCGATTTTCCCTTCGTGCAGCAGCTGTGCCTGAGCTCGCCGGGCTGCTTTTTCGGCGGCACGGTGATCGAGCGCCTGATTCCGCTCCAGCGGGACTACAACGCCGTGATCAACCGCATCAATGAGCACACGGCGCGCATGACCGCGGGCAACATCCTGGCGGAGCAGGGCTCTCTGGTGAACGAGGCGCTGCTGGACGAGGGATTCCAGCCGGGCACGGTGATCGAGTACCGCGCGGGATCGACGCCGCCCGCCTGGCTGCGCGTGAGCGAAGTGCCCGCCACGCTGATCGAACGGCTGGCGATGCTGCGGCGCGATTTCAACGAGATCTCCGGCGTCTCGGAAATGGCGAGGGCGTCGACCGTGTCCGGGCAGATTTCCTCCGGTGTGGCGCTGGACATCCTGCGCGAACAGGACGACACGCGCATCGCCCTCACGGGCGGACACATCCGGCGCGCCATCCAGCAGCTCGGCCGGCAGTGGGTGCGCCTGTTCAGGCAGTTCGCCGTCGCGCCGCGCATCACGCGCACGGCGGGCGGCGACGCGGGCGACATGGCGCTGCTCATCTGGACCGGCAGCGACCTGAGCAGCGACGACATCGCCGTGGACACGGACAGCGAGCTGGGCAACACGCCGGCCCAGCGCCGCCAGCTCGCCCTCGACCTGATGAACGCCGGCCTGTTCCTCGATCCGGACACGCATCAGCTCTCGAGGGAGAACCGCGCCAGGCTGATGGAGATATTCCAGTTCGGCCACTGGGAGAGCGCCACAGCCATCGACGAGCTGCAGCAGACGCGCGCGCGGCGCGAGCAGATCGAGCTGCTGGGCGGCGCGCTGCCGAAGCTGCTGGGCGTCGACAACCATGAGCTGCACATTGCGGAGCACACGCGCTTCGCGCTGGGCGCGGAATTCAGACACCTGCAGCAGAACCGGCCCGCTCTCGCCCAGGCGCTGCTGCTCCACATTGAGGGGCATCGCGCCCTGGAGGGCCGACACGACAACACAATGAACAAGGAGGCTATACGATGAACCAGTATTTGACACCCGAACAGCGGGCGCAGTTTGAACGACAGCTCGCGAACGGCGGGCTGTCCGAGCAGGACAGACAGGCCGCATTTGAACAGGGCGTGGACATGGCCCGCGCCGACATGGCGTCGCCCGGCGCGGACGGGGACGCGCTCAGACGCAGCGGATTTGACTCGGTGCAGGAGCTTCTGGACGCCTATGAGGCCAGCCAGGCCGGGCTGAGCGAGGCCGAGGAGGCGCTGAGGCGGCTGAGCGCGCTCGCACAGGCGCTGGACAACGGGAAGCTGCTGGAACCCGCCGACCCGGAAACGTATAACCGCCGCGTGCAGAAGGCCTGGACGCGGCACGCCGGCGCCATGCGCGATCTGGACAGGCTGCTGCCGGAAATGGCGGAATACATCATGGCGCACCCCGGATTCGCGCTGCAGGAGGACGGACTGGAGCGCGCCTACGACGCCGTGCGCGCCGGGAAGTACCGGAGCGAGGAAGAGCTGCTGGACGATCCGGAGAGCGTGAAGCGCCTCTCCGCCGATCCGCGCGTGAGAAACGCCGTGCTGACCGCGCATCTTTCCGAGGTATACCGGGCCGGGCGCGAGCTGCCCGCGTTTATCGCCGGAGGCGGCAGCATTCCCGCGCCGGGCGGCGGGACGGACAGCATGGAGCAGGCGAAGAGCCGGCTCGAGGCGCTGCTGAAGCGAAACTGAGCCGGCCGGCTCCGCACGAAAACGACGTCAGACACATGACAGAAAAATGACAGGAGGATATGAATCATGGTCAATATGAATACGGTCAGCAGCGCGCTGAAGAACTTCTACATCATGCCCCTGCGCGAGGACATCAACCTGAAGGCGGACGCCTTCGCCAGCCGCGTCATGCGCACCGAAACCAACATCGTGGGCTACAACAAGATCGTCCGCGCCGCGCTGGTCGGCGCAAACGGCGGCGCGGGCGCCGGCTCCGAGACCGGCGCGCTGCCGGCGTCCGGCGAGAACCAGTATGTGAACCTGGAGAGCGACACCAAGAACCTGTACGGCACGCTGGAGATTTCCGACAAGATCGTGAAGTCCGCGACCGGACAGAACGCGGGCGCGTTCGTCAACATCCTGCAGCAGGAAATGGACACGTTGACCCGCACGCTCAAGTGGAACCTGGCGCGCCAGATGTACGGCGACGGCTCCGGCAAGCTGGCGACGCTGCAGGCGGCGTCCGCCAGCGCGAGCGTGACCGCCTCCGGCTCCACGCAGTATCTGCTGCCCGGCCTGAAGGTGGATCTGTACGCCTCGGGCGGCACGGCCATCGCGCAGGGCCTGCGCGTGCTGGACGTGAACCACCTGACCGGCGTGATCAAGCTGAGCAGCAGCGTGACCTGCAGCGCCGGCGCCTATCTCACCGTGCAGGGCAGCGCGGGCTATGAGCTGACCGGCCTGGGCAAGCTGTTCGACGGCGGGAACGGCACGCTCTACGGCCTGACCCGCGCGAACTACAGCTGGATGAATCCCTATGTGGCCAATTCGTTCGGCGCGGTCAGCGAGAGCGGCCTGCAGCGGGTGATCGATCACCTGGAGGACAGCTACAACGTGAACATCGACCACATCAACTGCGGCAGCGACGCCTACGGCTACTATCTGGAGCTGATGAACCAGCGCCGCACCATCTGCGACGCCACGGTGCTGGAGGGCGGCCACAGGGCGCTGACCTTCAACGGCATTCCGCTGACGCGCAGCAAGTTCATGCCCGCCGGCGCGATCGACCTGTACGACACGCATCTGTTCACGCTGGACCAGGTGGCGGACTGGGAGTGGATCGAGGGCGAGACGCAGCAGGTGCTGCACCAGAAGCCCGGCTATCCGACCTACACCGCGACCATTGCCAAGTACTGCGACCTGATGTGCGCGCTGCCGGGCGGCATCGCGAGGCTGAAGGGCGTGACCGCTCCCGAACCCAAGGCCGTGCTGGTGACCAGCGCGGAGTAATCAGGGTCCTGGCGCCGCGGGGGCGGAGCGGCCGGCCGCTCCGCCCCCTCAACGGCCGACTGTCCGGAGGCGGGAATCGCTCCCGGGAAAAGGAGGACGAACATGTCCGTGATTTGCCGGGAAGGGGAATTCGCCGCGGGGCGGATTCCCGTGACTTCCCACGTGACTGACATTCCGGCGCGGCTGAAGGCGCTCGCGCCGGGCTATTTCGTGATGTTCAACACGCGCGCGCAGCGGTTTGAAATTCACGACGCGGCGCAGCGGGGCGGCACGCTGGCGTGCGTGCTGCCCTTTGACGCGCTGGATTCGCGCGCCGTCGAATACGCGCGGCGCTATCACGTCTCGCGGCTGGCTGAAACCGCGGGCGAGGTCGACGCCTTCAACGAGCGCCTTGAACGCGAGGCGCGGGAGAAGTACCTCGAACGGGCGGCCGGGAAGACCCGCGAGGCGCTGACCTATCTCGAAAAGAGGACGGATACCGATATCATTCCAAAGGAGCTGATCGAATCATGACATTGAACAGCCTGTGCCAGATGGCGGCGCGGCTGGCGGACCGCAGCGACGAGTTTGTCAAGACGGCGGATCAGAGCGGCGGCAGCAGCTATCAGGGCGAGGCGGCCACGCTCTTTGAGCTGTTCCGCGACGCCATCAACGAGGCCTACGCCGAAATCGCGCGCACCGGCCTGATGCCGGGACGGTTCGTTCCGGCCGTGATGCCGGAGGACGGCGTGCTGAAGCTGGACGAGCTGGCGCCCGACGCGGCGGCGCTGTACGGCGTTTACTCCGCCGATCGGAAGCGCCGGTACGCGCACCGGTTTGTGTCGCGCTTCGGCGTGAAGGCCCCGGAGGCGGCGGCCGGGGAGAGCGTTGTTCTGCACATCCAGTGCCTGCCCGCGCCGCTGGTGGCGGAGACGGACGAGCCGGTGTTTTCCGAGGCGGCGGCGGAGCCGATGATCTATGTTTCGCTGGCCGTCGCACGGCTGTGGCAGGCGGAGAGGCGGCTGTCCGCCGCGCAGAGCTGGATGAGCGAGTATTACCGGCTGCTGCGCGGCGTGCGCTCCAGCGCGGGACACCCGGCCGCCCGTCGCTTTCCGCGGCCCTGGTTTCGCTGAGGGGAGGGGAGAGCATGGCCTTTTCAAGCTATAAAATCGCCGCGTTCAAGGGCATCGATCAGAGCCGCGGCCTGTATGGCGACGCGGGAACCTCTCCCGACGCGCTCAACATGATCTGCAGGCAGGGCGCGCTGACGACGGTCCCGGCCCCCGCGGCGCGCACGCCGCATCCGCCCGCCGGATGCACGCGGCTCTTCCAGGGATTCTTCCGGGACGCGAACGGCGCGGACAGCATGGCGCTCCTCGCCAGCGGAAACGGGTCGGTCTACACGCTGAAAAACGGCGCGTGGCAGAGCCTGGGCAGCGGCTTCCAGTCGGACGACTGGTGCGCCGTCAGCTACCGGCACGGGGACGACGACTGGCTGATCATGGTCAACGGGCGGGACAGGATGCAGTATTGGGACGGCGTGGGCAACGCGCTCACGCCGGTCAGCGTGACCATCGGCGGGGAGAACGTGCTGTTCAGACGGCTGACGCTGATCTATGAGCGCCTGTGGGGCGCGGTGACCGCGGACAACCCCGACCGCATCTACTGGAGCGAGTCGTTCGCGCCGGACAACTGGGAGCTCAACGCCACCCAGCCCGACAGCGGCGGCGGCTTTATGGATGTGGCGACGTTTGACGGCGCGCGCATCCGCGCGGTGATCGCGGCGTTTGACGACGTGCTGATCTTCAAGGACCGGAGCATGCACCGGCTGAACGGCACCTACCCCGGCGACTTCAGCCTGACGCAGGTGTACGGCTCGGAGGGCACGCTGGCCGCGCGCACCATCGTGCACACCGCCAGCCGCCTCTACTTTCTGGGCGGCGACGGGCTGTGCGTGTATGACGGCATGACGGTTTCATCACTGACGCATGCGGGCGACCGGCGCATGAAGGACGTGTTCGCGCGCGTCAACCCGCAGGCGGTCGGCTCGGCCTGCGCGGCGCTGTGGCGCGACGTCATCTATCTGGCGCTGCCGCTGGACGGCGCGGCGGCGAATACGCACGTCGTGCGGTATTCGCTCTCGGACGGCACATGGGCGCTGCTGAGCTGCGCCGGCGTCAGGGACTGGCTGGTCTGGCGGGAGGGACAGAATGAAGAGCTGCTCTGCCTGACAGACGCGGGCCTGTTCCGGTTCGGCGCGGGCGACGTCGCGCTGCCGGGCGGACGCTGGACGACGCCGGTGCTGCCGGCGAAGACGCTGACCCGCCGGCGGCTGGGCCGGGTCTCCTTTGTCATTGAATCGGGGACGGGCGGCGCGCTGACGCTGTGGGCGGAGAGCGACGCCGGACGGAGAGAAAAGACCGTGACGTTCGGCGTGGGACGCAGCTGCGTGCGGCAGCGGCTTCGCCTGCGGGGCCGCGCGCTGAGGCTGGGCATCGAGGGCGGCGGCGCGGCCATGTTCTCCCTGCCGGACGGCGTCGAGCTGGAGATCGAGGAGGAGAGCCCATGAGCGCGCCAGCCAAGCAGCGCCTGACGCTGAGCGATCTGAGCGAGCCGCAGCAGCTGCGCGAGCTCAACCGGCAGATGGAATGGGTGTGGAACCAGCTGATGGGCGGACTGACGCGCAAAGCGCTCTCGCCCGGCCTGAACAATGTGATCGAGAGCAAGGCGGAGCGGGAAGACGTGAACGAGCTGACGGGCGTGGTGACGCAGCACAGCACGCTGATCGAGCAGAACGCCGACGCCATTATGCTCAAGGCCGACAGCTCGGAGACCAACGCGCTGGGCGCGCGGATGTCGCAGGCGGAGGCCGCCCTGAGCATACAGGCGGACGAAATCGCCGCGAAGGTGAGCCAGGCGGCGTTCAACGACCTGGGAGCCAGGGTGCAGAGCGCGGAGAGCAGCATCACGCAGCAGGCCGACCAGATCGCCACGAAGGTGAGCCAGACCGTCTTCAACGACCTGGACGGGCGCGTGAGCAGCGCGGAGAGCAGCATCACGCAGCAGGCCGGTCAGATCGCCACGAAGGTGAGCCAGACCACCTTCAACGCGCTGGAAAACCGCGTCTCCTCGGCGGAGAGCAGCATCACGCAGACGCCCACGCAGATCACGGCGGCGGTGCGGGAGCTCGACGTGGGCGGGCCGAACCTGATGAGGCGGACGATGGACTTCAGCGGGGACGACTGGATCAGGCTGGGCTCCTGGAGCGAGTGGGCAAACAAGCACAACGGCTGCACCGTGATGCGCAAGAACACCGCCTGGAACTGCCCGACGCAGCAGATCGCGGTGACGGCGGGGGAAACCTATACCTACAGCGCGTGGCTGAGCTGCGATACGGACGGCGCCGTCGGCGTGGCCGGCCGGATGTATCGGGATACGACGGCGGGACACTGCGAGACGGAAGAGAGCTACACGGTGGTCACCTACAACCTCGCGTATCAGTGGAAGCGGTATTCGTTTACCGTGCACGTGACGGGGAGCGGCATCGCGGAGCCGTGCTTCGACGCGGTTCAGGACGGCACATACTGGTATGTGTGCGGCATCAAGCTGGAGCGCGGCAACAAGGCGACGGACTGGGCGCCGCACGCCGAGGAATTCTTCGCGGGCTCGGTCGTTCAGATGGACAGGGAGAAGGTCTATATCGGCACGCCTGAATTCGAGGTCGACGTGCCGGGCAACGAGGCGTTTCACCTGGACGGCGAGGGAGGCAGCATGGACAACCTCACCGTGGGCAGGCTCATTGCGCCCAACGTGGCGGAAAAGTACACCGGCCCCGCGGCGGTCACCGTGGGCGCGGGCGGCGCTTACGGCACATTCAGCGCGCTGGCGGCGATTCTGAACGATCACATGCTGACGGATACGCTGACGGTGAACGTGGTGAGCGACCTGTATGAAACCGTGAGCCTGAAGGGGCTGAGCGGCGGCGTGACGCTGGCCGTCAACGGCGGGAACCACACGCTGTACGGCGGGATGGAATTATACTCAAACAGCGTGCTGTTGGACATAAAGAACCTGAAGGTCGTGGGCGGGGTGAGGCAGGTGAGCGGCGGCTACGCGCTGTGGCGCGACTGCACGATGAACGCCGCCGGCGGGGATGCGGCCGTCGAGCTGGATCGCGGCGCCAGGGGTCTGTTCTATGACTGCGCGCTGTACAACGCGACAAATCTGTTCAACCTGAGCTGGACCTCGACGATGGGCGCATACAACGCGCGCGGCGGCAACTGCACGAACTTCCTCGCGGCGCGCCAGTCGACCGTCTTTATGGAGGGCACGCGGCCGGACGGCGGCGTGAGCGCCGGCGCATGCCTGATGACGCCGGCCGATCCGTCCACGCTGCCCATCGACTACGGCGAGGCGCAGCCAAGCGCGACGCCCGTGACGACGGCGGTCGTGACGGCGAACGCATCGGGCACATGGAACGGTTCGGGCTGGATGAGCGGTGAAAACGGCATGAGGCAGGGCGTGTATCGGACCACCGCCTACGCGGGCGGCATGTGGTTTGACAGCACGCCGCTTACCGGGAAGACGGTGCGCTCAGCGTCGCTGCGCCTGACGCGCCGCGCGGGCGTCGGCCGGAGCGGCCCCGTGACGCTGACGCTGTATGGGATCTCGACGGCGGGCAAAAACGGCAACCCGAGGAACGGCGCGGTGAATTACGGCGTCATCGGCGCCATTGGAAACGGCGAGACGGCGGAGTTCGCGCTGCCCACCGCGGCGGCGCAGGCGCTCGCAGACGGGACGGCGACGGGCTTTATGCTGGACGCCGGCAGCGAGAGCCTGCTGAGCAGCCGGCTCTACAGCGCCGGCTACGCGCTGATCGAAGGCGCGGACGCGGATACGCCGCCCGCGCTGACGGCGGCCTGGCAGTGAGCGCGCAGAGGACCGGCTGACGCGGGGCGTGCTTCCGGAGAAAAGCGGCGATGAGGCTTCGCGCGGATCGGACGAGGGCGGGAGCGCACGTCGGGAGGCTCCGGGAACCATGCGCCCGCATGGACGGAAAGATGGAAAGGAGACAGCATATGGAAGACAGCAAAACGGCAAACTACGAGGACTACAGGAAGTCCGACTGGTATGACGGGGCGGCCGTCGAGGCGCTGAACAGGCAGCTCGAGGGCTATACCACCGATTACGACACGCTGAAAAAGCAGGCCGAGGCGGAATACGCGCCGACGTATAAGATGGAATCCGACGCGCTGCAGAGCCGCCTGGACAGCCAGAAGGCGGCCGCGCAGAACGAGCAGGCGGCGCTGGGCCGGCGCTATGAGCGGCAGCGCGAGCTGACCAATGAGCGCTATGACCAGAGCGCCGCGAAGCTCAACAACGCGCTCAACGCGCGCGGCCTGGGCAGGAGTTCCCTTACGGCCACGCAGGGCGCGTACCTGGAGGGACAGCGCAACCGCGCGCTGGAGGACCTGGACCGCGCGGAGGCCGACGACATCGCGGCGATCAACAGCCGCATCGCCCAGCTGACCGAGGAGACGGCCCGCAGCCACCAGACGATGGCGTCCAATTACGCGCAGCAGCTGGAGAAGCGCATCAACGACCTCAGGAGCGGCAATCAGTCCGCGGCCGTCAGCCTGCAGCTGCAGATTGCCGCGCTGCAGCGCCAGGGCTACGAGGCGTATCAGGGCTGGCTGCTCAAGCAGCGCGCTCAGGAGCTGGACGAGGAAGAATTCCGGCAGAAGTACGGCCTGAACGAGACGCCCGCCGCGGCGTCAGGCTACCCGAAGCCGGCCGCCGCGCAGACGCCTCAGAAGAAAACGGCGGACAGCGAAAAGAAAAATACCCTCGCGGAGCTCATCAGGGGCGCGGCGGAGGGCATCAGGTCGGCGGCGGGCGGCATCACGGGTCTGTTCGCAAAGAGCGCGAAGACCGGCCAGAAAGCGACAAAGAGCGCGCCGGTGTCGAAGGCAGCCGACCGTCTGGGCAGCGTCAAGGTGAAGCAGCTGTGAGGACCGACAGGGAAACGCCCGAGGCGCGCGCTCTGGCGGCGCTCAAGAGCCGGATCACGCGCTATTTCAACGACTGCCGCGGCGAGGACACGCCGGCGACGCCGGCCGGACTGGCGCTGGCGCTGGGCATGCGCACGGAGGCGCTGACGGCCATACCCCCGACCGACGCGCGCGCGCCGGCGATCGGCCGGGCCCTGCAGCGGATCGAGGCGGAGGCGATGGAGCGCGCGCTGAACGGGAAAAACGGCGCGAAGGGTCTGGAAATGGTGCTGCAGCAGACAGCCCGGGCGCAAAACGACGCGGATGAGCTGAGCGCGCTGACAGACCAGGAGCTGGACGACCGGCTTTCGGAAGTGGCGCGGGCCATTGAGGGCATGATCGCCTGCGGGCCGGCGCAGGAAGCGCCCGGCGCGCCGGAGGAAACGCGCTGAGCCGCGCCTGAGGAAGCGCGCGGGAGGGGCGGGCGGCCGCGCGAAAAACACGGCGGTATGCGGGGTGGCCGCATGTCGAATCACGGCACATTTTGGGCATGGCGCGTTCTCATTTTACCGAAAAGTTATTGTTTTTTCCTCCGTGATTGAGTATAATAAATTCAATCACTTATTTTGTTACGGCAAAATAAATGGTAAAAAACAAGGAGGAGAACCAAGATGAAGAAGATCGTATCCATCGTTCTGTCTCTGCTTCTCGTCCTGTCTTGCGTTTCCGCGCTGGCTGAGGGCTTCACCCCGGCGGAATCCTATGACATTGGCGAGCGCAACTTCGACGGCGGCGTCGTGACGCTGGAGAAGGCCGGCGAGGGCGGCGGCACCGTGACCACCGACGTCTTCGCGGGCCTGGAAGGCCAGGACTACACCGACGAAAAGGTGTATACCTTTAACGATTACACCGCGGACATCAACTCCAGCATGAACTGGGATCCGCTGTCCTGGGAGACCAGCGACGACAGCGCCGTGCTGGGCTACATCAGCACCGGCTTCTATGATTTCGTGCTGAACAGCGACAAGACCGGCTATTCCGTTGTGCCCGAGCTGGCCGCCGAGATGCCCGTGGACGTGACGGCCGAGTATGTCGGCCAGTACGGCGTCAAGGAAGGCGAGACCGCCAAGGCCTGGCGCATCGCGCTGAACCAGGACGCCACCTGGGAGAACGGCGAGAAGATCACCGCCGACGACTATGTGTACTCCATGCAGCAGCTGCTCAACCCGAAGATGCTCAATCGCCGCGCTGACAGCTACTACGCCGGTTCCTTCGTGATCTACAACGCGAAGAACTACCTCTACGCCGGCGGCGCCACCTACGAGCCCTACACCGGCTCCGAGCCCGTCGAGGATGTCTATGTCGATATGTGGAACCTCTGGGGCATGGAGGGCGCGCTGGACGCGGACGGCAACGAGTGCCCGCAGTACGCCTCCGCTCTCGACGATACCATGTATCGCGACCTGGCCATCGAGGATGAAGAGGCCGACGAAGCGTGGGTGTCCGGCAAGTACCTGTGGGACAACTACCTGGCCGAAGGCATGCCCTATGCCGCCTACGCCACCTCCTACGCCTACACGCAGCAGGTGAGCGAGGTCGTCTCCTGGGACGATGTCGGCTTCAGGAAGGTCGACGACTACACCATCGACTTCATCCTGGCCAATCCCGTTGAGGAAGCTTCCTTCTATGTGCCCTACAACCTGAGCTCCAGCTACCTCGTTTACGAGCCCATGTACGAGGCGTGCAAGATCTTCTACGACGCGGACGGCAAGGAAGTGGCCACCGAGGAAGAGGCCGACAGCGTGAACAGCAAATACTGCCGTTCCCTGGAGAACACCATCTCCTACGGCCCGTACAAGCTGACCTCCTTCGAGCTGAGCAAGGAGTACACTGTTGAGCGCAACGAGGAATGGTACGGCTATCGCGACGGCAAGCACATCGGACAGTATCAGACCGACGCCGTCAAGGTGACCGTCATTGCCGAGCACGCCACCGCCATGATGGCCTTCGAGAAGGGCGAGATCGACGGCATCACCCTGCAGAGCGAGGACATGGACAAGTACGGCACCTCCGCTTACGTGAAGTACGGCCCCAACAACGGCTATACCACCAAGCTGTCCTTCAACACCGACTACGGCAAGCTGCTCTCCCGCGGCACCAACTCCCAGATCCTGGTGATCGACGAGTTCCGTCAGGCCTTCTCCTACTGCTATGACCGCAAGGAGTTCGCCACCGCGTACACCGCGGCCGGTACCGCCGGCTTCGGCCTGCTGAACGAGCTGTACTGCTACAACCCCTTCACCGGCGAGAGCTATCGCGCCAATGACCACGCCAAGGCGGGCCTTCTGAGGGTCTTCGACGTGACCTATGGCGAGGGCGGCGACTACGAGACGCTGGACGAGGCCTACGAGGCCCTGACCGGCTACGACGTGGAAAAGGCTCAGGCCCTGATGCAGACCGCCTACGACAAGGCCGTGGCCGCCGGCATCTATGACGGCGAGAGCGACATCCAGATCGAGTTCCGCGTGTATCAGAGCGACGAGATCTACGTGAAGATGTTCACCTACCTCGACGAGCACCTGAAGGCCGCCTGCGAGGGCACGGGCTTTGAGGGCAAGGTTTCGCTGAAGATGACCGTGGACGCCGACTACTACGAAACCAACTACTCCGGCGGCGCGGACATGATCTTCACCACCTGGGGCGGCGCTTCCATGCAGCCCTTCACCATCCTCTATGAGTGCTACTGCGACGCCAGCGACGGCTCCGGCCAGCAGATGGAGTATGGCTACGACACCAGCAAGATCAACGTGACCTTCACCGTGGACGGCGAGGAGATCACCGACACGCTGCAGAACTGGGCGCTGTGGGCTGACAACAGCTCCACCGTGGCGACCATCGAGGAGAAGCTCGGCAAGTTCACCGAGTACAGCTACGACACCCGCTGCGCGTTCTACTCCCAGATGGAGGCCGCTTTCTTGAGCTGGTATCCGACCACCTCCGTGTACTACCGCAACAGCGCCAGCATGAATTCCCAGAAGGTCAACGACGCGGTTGACGAGTACATCAACCTGATTCTCTTCGGCGGCATCCGCTTCATGACCTACAACTACGACGACGAAGCCTGGGCGGATTACATCGCCAACAACACGCTGGAGTATTAA